TGTTCACGCTCTCGTCTGATAATACAAAGGTCTTTTTCTTTCCCATGCTTATTTTTTCATAATCGTTTTTTTTGATGTTTGATTGAAAACAGGCCGCAAAAATACATACGTTTTTCCACACATTTCAGAAACATACCGATTTTGTTATCAGACTGTTACATCATCCGCATAAAAGCGATAATGAATATCTAAACTCACTACTTTTGCACCCGTTTTCACCCGCCGGCGCCTTGTTGCGGGCCGGTGCGTCCATTAACAAAAAAGATAAGATGAACAAGAAGGAATCGAAAGAGAAAAAAGAACTGGCCCGCCTCTACTACTTCAACGGCGAGCCGCAGAAGAAGATCGCCGCCAAGATCGGTGTCTCCGCCACCACCCTCAGCAAATGGGTCAAAACCGAATCGTGGGAGCAACTCCGGGCGGCCAAGGTCATCACACGCCGCGAGCTCGTGGCCAAGATGCTCAGTCAGATCAACGACAAGCTGGAATCCGGGGAATGGACCGCCGACGAAATGGTGAAGGCCACCGCCGCCATCGAGAAGCTCGACAAACAGACCAACGTGGTCTCCGTCATCGAGGTCTTCTCGGCCTACAACAAATGGCTGGTCTATCGCATGGAACTCGACCCCGAACTCACCCCCGAACTGGTGAAGGCCACGAACCGCTACCAGGACATGTTCATCGGCGAGCAACTCAACGCCACCACCATTGAACCCCGTTAGCCATGGCAACAGTCCCCGGACAGAAAGAAGCCCTTGCGCGGTGGAAACAGCTCTGCATCACCATACAGAACATGTCCACCGTCAACGCCGCCGAAACCAAGGCGGCGCAGCTCAAGCGTGTGGAGCGCGCCAGGAAGGACTATGCCTTTTTTGTCCAATACTATTTCCCTCACTACTGTACCGATGCCGAGACGGGGAAGCCCGTCCCCAGCGCACCGTTCCACATCAAGGCGGCGAAGCAGATCCGGGAGAACCGCACCCTGAAGGCGGTCTTCCAATGGGCACGCGGCCACGCCAAATCCACCCACATGGACGTGTTCATCCCCCTGTGGCTCAAATGCCAGAAAAAACGGGAAATCAACACCATGGTGCTGGTGGGCAAGAGCGAGAACAACGCCAAGCAGCTGCTGGGCGACCTTCAGGCGGAACTGCAGTACAACAAGCGGTACATCCACGACTTCGGACCGCAGTACAACGCCGGCAAATGGATGGACGGCGAGTTCGTCACCACCGACGGATGCTCCTTCACCGCCCTCGGTCGCGGACAGTCGCCGCGTGGCCTGCGTGAGCGCGAGCACCGTCCCGACTACATCGTCATCGATGACTTGGACGATGACGAGCTCTGCGAGAACGAAAGACGCGTGAACAAACTCACCAGATGGGTGAAGGAAGCTCTTTTCGGTTGTTTCGGCGCGGCAGGCGGCCGCTTCATCATGGTGGGCAACCTCATTTCCAAAACAAGCGTGCTGGCCAACATCTGCGCCATTTCAAACGTAGTGGTCTCCAAGGTCAACATCGTTGACAAAAACGGGAACCCATCGTGGCCCGATCTTTGGACGCCGGAGCGCATTGAGGACAAACGCCTGTTCCAAGGCTACTTCTCATTTGAGAAGGAGTATATGAACAACCCCCTCAAAGAGGGTGCGGTGTTCCGCCGCGACTGGATCCGCTGGAAGAAACTGCCGCCTCTGTGCAAATATGAACAGCTGATTGCCTACTGCGACCCATCGTTCAAAAGTAGCACCAAAAACGACTACAAGGCCATCAAGATGTGGGGCAAGATCGGCAACGAGCTGCATCACATCCGTGCTTTTGTGCGGCAATGTAGCGTGGCTGAGATGGTGCGTTGGTTTTATGATCTTCATGAATCCTTACCTGAAAATATGGTCTGTGACTACTATATTGAAGCAAACTTCCTTCAGGACACTCTCCTTGATGATTTCACAACAGAAGGCAACCTGCGCGGCTACCAGCTGCCCATTCGCGCCGACAAGCGCGATAAGCCCGACAAGTACCAGCGCATTGAAGCGGTTTCGCCCCTGTGGGAGCGTGGTTTTGTCTATTACAACAAGGATGAGGAAGACGACCCTGACATGAAAGTAGGGTTGGATCAAACCCTTGCCTTCGAGAAAGGAGCCAGTGCCCACGACGACGGTCCCGATGCCGACGAAGGCGCTATCTGGATGCTTCAAAAAAGCAGTCGCAAAAAGACCTTTGAACCCCGCTGCGGCCACCGCCGCACCTCCGAAACAATATGGTAACGTATATGCAAACCCAACCGATATGAAGAAACTCATCAAATTCATCAAAGCCCGGCGATTCCATCGCCGCCTCAAGAAGGCCATCGAAAAGGCAGACCGAATAACACTTGAAACAGGACGCAAAGTCCTCGTGCTCAATCTTGCCGGAAAACCCACTGTAGTGACCAAAGGCAGGGTCAAGCAACTGATCCATTTGGGCTATTTCAAATACTCGGCTGCCGAAATCGAGTCCCGTGCCCTCTACAACACCATGGGCCGACTTCCGGATGTCAACTCTTAACTATTAACTCTCAACTTTTAACTGAATACGCCATGTTCATCACCGACGAAGAACTCAGATCCGTAGCGTACAGCTACCAGCTGGAGCAGATTGTGGACAACGATCCTACCATCCTACAGATGGCCATCGACGCGGCTGTGGAGGAGGCTTCCAGCTATCTCTCCTCGCGCTACAACGCCAAGGCCGTTTTCGCCGCCGAGGGCAAAGAGCGCAATCCCTTGCTCCTGGAACTCACCAAGGATATCGCCCTGTGGTACATCATCAGGCTCTCCAACGTGGACATCATCTACGATTCCGTGAAGGAACGCTACGACCGTGCCGTGAAATGGCTCGACCGCGTGGCCGCCGGCACCATCACCCCCGACCTGCCCGCCGCCACCGACGAGAACGGCGAATACGTGCAGCCCATGCGCTACGGCTCCATGCCCAAACAACAGTATGATTACTGATATTAGCACACTTGAACCTATGAACCAAAAACCAAGCAATAAGAAACTCCGCTCCCTGCTGGTGGAATTGCGCACCAACGCCGAGCAGCTCACCAAGAAGGACATCGCCTTCTGGCGCTACGCCTGGCAGATGGCCATCAACCCCGACAACCCCCAGCGGTTCCGCCTCTACGACATCTACCGCGATGCCATGGTGGACTTACACCTGGAGGGTTGCGTCTCCCAGCGCAAAAAATTCGTCACGCGCAAAACCTTCAAGGTGGCCGACCGCAACGGCAACGAGAAACCCGATCTCACCGAGTTACTGGAATCCCCGTGGTTCAAGGACTTCGTGGACTTCACCCTCGACAGTGTCTATTACGGTCACTCCTTGGTGCAGTTCAACGACCTCACTACCTTCAAAGGACATCCCTCCTTCGAGAGCTGCGAGGTGGTGCCGCGATCGCACGTCATCCCCGAATATGGCGTGGTGGTGCGCGAGGTGGGCGACGATCCCCAGCGCGGCATCCCCTTCCGCGAGGGGGTGTTCGCCGCCTCCTGCGTGGAAGCCGGGAAGCACAACAACCTCGGTCTTCTGCTCAAGATCGCCCCGCATTGCATCTCCAAAAAAAACATGCTTGCCTACTGGGATATGTTCGGCGAGATATTCGGGATGCCCATCCGCATAGGTAAGACCGCCTCCCGTGACCAGAAGGAGATTGACAAGACCGAGAAGTTCCTGCAGGATCTCGGCGCGGCGGGCTGGGCGCTCTTCCCCGAAGGCACCGAGCTCGAAATAAAGGAGACCACACGCGGCGACGCCTTCAACGTCTATGACCGCCGTGTGGACCGCGCCAACTCCGAAATCTCCAAAGCCATCCTCGGCCAGACCATGACCATCGACAACGGCAGCTCCCTGTCGCAGTCCGAAGTCCACCTCAAGGTGTTCCAGAATCTGATCGATGCGGATGCCGACATGGTGCGCGATACCGTGAACCACCGCCTCTTCCCGTTCCTCATCCGGCACGGTTTTCCCCTCCAGGGCTGCCGCTTCGACTGGGACGAATACCCCGACTACACTCCGGAGCAGCAGCTGGAGATTGAAAAGATGCTGCTCGACAACTTCGAGGTTGACCCGGAATATTTCGCCGAGAAATACAACATCAAGATCCTCGGCAAGAAGGAGTTCCCGACCGCGCCGTCCCTCGCCAGTCCCGATGACCGTTTTTTCGTCTGACGGGCGTTAGACACACGCCCGGCTACCGCGATTTCCACCACGCATTACGCAATCTGTACGGTTTGTCTCCTGTAGAGACGGGGCGCGCCCCGTCTCT